GATCATCAATTTAGATATAATTGTATCACACTTTTTGGCATAAAGAAAGTACTTTTTTTGCCCATGTGGACGAAAATAAATTCTGGCTGAGAAGAAGAAAACGTAAAAAAGTTTTATTTTTAAAAAGGAGAGAAGTAAAAATGTTTGAACAATTTAAGACAATAGACGAGAGTAATACCTTTGAGATTCTAGACAACGGGTTTATTCTTCGTGTAAGTGGGCGAGGAGTGGATGGAGACTGGCTACGAAAAGCCTTTGTTTTTCCAGAGCTTGCAGACTTTCTAGAAGCGGTCGAAGAGCTTACAGAAAAAGAGGTATCAGGTTAAAGTGACTCCACTAGAGATAACAGACTATAAGAGGTCATGGATGATGGCCTCTTTTCACCAGTACGAAACTCACACAGACTTAAGAACTGAGTGCATAGACTGGTGTAAAGCAAACTGTAAACAACATCAGTGGGACATGAAAAGATTCACTGATATCTATGGCGATACAATAAGATTTGAACTTCAGAAGCACTATGATGCTTTTGACGCTTGGTATAAGGAGAGATGGGAATGAGTTGGAACTTTCGACTAGTAAGGGATGATGACGTAATCTATATGCGAGAAGTGTACTATGATGACGCAGGAAATCCTGAAATGATGACGACTGGAGAGATAAAGATCTTCTGTGAGATTGGAGAAGACTTAAACTGGTATCGAGAAGCGATGACGAAAGCATTGCAGAAACCGGTGGTAGAGTATCCTTTCAATACGCCTCGACAAATTGAGCTATTTGAAATCTAATAAAAAGCCCTCTCTTGGAGGGCTTTTCTTTATGTGTAGTCTGGGTTCGACATCTTATTTAGACGCTTCTGTACCAAATCTTCCGTTTTACCGGGATCAAGGTCATACGCCTGTGAAAGTATCATTATCATGGCCTTCACATCTGCCATTTCTTCTTGTAGATTGTTTAGATACTTTGGGTCGTCTACACCGTGGCGGAGCACCTTCGAGCACGCTCGAATCAGCTCACCACATTCTTCCATTGTAATTACTAGTTTAGTCAATTTCTTAAGATCCATATTTTTCCTTCAGCTCTGTATACCCGCCAATATGTTCATCGTCTACCCAAATCTGAGGGAACGTTTTAAATTTAACTAACTCCCATAACTGCATGAGAGTATAGTCTTCGTCCAGGTGATAATATTTATACTCTATATTGTTTTCTTTACAAAACTCTACAGAGGATACACAAAATTCACAGTTAATTTTACCGTAAATCTCAACCATCATGTTTTTCCTTATAATCTTTTATTGCTGCTTTGATCGCATCTTCTGCAAGTACACTACAGTGGATTTTGACTGGTGGCAGTGCGAGTTCTTCTGCGATGTGGGTATTTTTAATACTCCCAGCTTCATCAAGACTGCGACCTTTAACCCACTCGGTAAGAAGGGAGGAAGACGCGATAGCACTTCCGCATCCGTAGGTTTTAAACCGAGCATCCTCGATAATTCCATTTTCATTTACCTTTATTTGTAGTTGCATTACATCGCCACAGGCAGGTGCTCCCACCATACCTGTGCCGACACTTTCTTCTTCTTTATCAAAACGTCCCACGTTGCGTGGATTTTCGTAATGATCCATTACCTGGTCAGAGTAAGCCATCTAGCCCTCCGACTTGAATAATGTATATAAGCCCCAGCCTAAACCGACCCAGGCGACTATCTTTGCAAGACCACCCAACAGTAGAAAACTGCCACAAATTGTAACAAGTATTAATCCGTCTGCTGTGCTTCTTTCTCCAATTAATCCTAGTAGATATTTTTTCATATATGTGTACCTCTTTTCTTGTGTCCGTTCCATGCTACAAAGCCTGCAGCAGCAAGTGCCCAGTATGCTAAGTAGTTAAGAAACTTAAACCCATTAACTTCAATACAAATATCACGAAAGAGTTTATCTGCTTCAGATTGTGACATCTTTGCAGTATTTGTACCATCTTTAAGTTTTAAACAAGCAAACTTATAAACATAGTCATGAACAAGGCCACCCATCAGTAGAACACCAGTAGGAGAAAGCCACATTGCGAGGAATTTTGGTACTGACGCACCGTCAAACTCGAATCCTTTAGGTACAACATAATCAGTTCCATTGAGTGAGAAGTGGAAATCATCGCAGATTTCCCACTGTCGTACACCCATCAACCAGTGCCAGATACCTTTAAAGAAACCCTTATCTTTAGTTTGGATGGGAAGAGGTTTCATGTGAGGCATTTCATCATATTGAAAACCTACTCGAAACTCTCCCTGTCCATCAAACTTACTAAAAATAAATCCTATTCCGACAAGTACAGCAAATACTACCCACTGCCAGAACGTAACCGCTAGATCAAGAATCATCTCTAACATAAGCTAAGCTCTATAGCGGCCTTCGCCGCTCCTGACCCAGCCTCTAACGAAGCTCTAGGTCTACTCGAACAGTAGCATTTGCCCATGCAAAACATAAGCTATGCCACCGAATATGACCAAAAACGTCACACTCGTACCAAAGTGATGGTAAAAAGTGAAATCTACATTCTCGATCAAATTTTTGAAGTTCAAATTGTGCGTTTATCACCCCACTATCTCCTCTAGGTCAGGTGGAAAATAGCCAGGCCCTTTTAGTACTTTACCGTCTTCGCGGTATATTGGCTTCCCGTCTTCACCAAGTTTAGACATATTGCTCTCATGTACTTCCGTAAAACATTCATCTAGATCGATACCAAAAGCATGACCTGCTCCGTATACCACATAGAGAAGATCTGTTAAAGCGTCAGCAACTTCTACGATATCTTTATTTGTGAATGCTAACTGTAGCTCATCAAGTTCTTCTTGAATTAAATCGATTCGGAGATCCTGGGTTTCTTGGTCCCGAAGTGTAGGTACAAAGTTTACCTCTTGTCCGAATACTTCCATGAAGTCTCCAACAAGTTCAAACTGTGTAGCCCTAACGTTTTTTAGTTTCATCTCTTTGCCTTTTTCTTTCTCGAATTTTAGCGGCTGCTTTAGATCTATGTCTTCTAGCACTCGCTTTCTCGTAGTATTGCTTCTCTCGTAAACCTATTAAAGTATCTTTTGTTTTACGCTTTAAGGTTCTGAGTGCACTATCTACATTATTATTTTTGACTCTAACCTTCATCCTTCACCTTTTTAAAAGGGCTTCCCCACACGTCCAAAGCATTTACACGCTTAAAGCGCTGAGTAGGATCGTTAGTTTCAATTGTTAGTACAACATTTTTGCCCTTCTTCCAAGCATCAATTTGATTGAGTGCTCTTTGTAAAGGATCTCTCTGTTTTACACCAATAGATGAACGTCGTTGTCCTTTGCTCATCTTTGATTCTTTTTTCTTTACCATTCGTCCGAAAAACCTCCATAGTCCTCGTCTGTTCCAAAACCAGCAGATGCAAGTGCATCGCCATCCCAATCAAAGAGACTTTCTTCAAAGAAGTCATCTCCGTCCATGCTCTCAAAATCGAGTTCTTGAAACTCGTCTGGATCATTTATTATAAAAAATGTGTTCATTTATTCTCACCTTTTCCTTAAACGCATAAGCCCAGAAAGGCTTCTTTATATAGGTTGCGTGATACCATAACGCCCCTTCCGTTACATCTGGAATAGTTCCAGAATAGCTTTGGATAGCTATATCCATTGCTTTGTTGTAGTCTTTCAAATCTTTAGGCTTATCAGATTTGCCATCACAGTACCAACTGAATTGGCAGATTTTCCTCTTTTGTTGTTTGACTACTTCGCATATTGTGTTAGGAAACGAGGCGCTTTTCACTCTATTAAGAGTAACCTGCGCAATAGCTACTTGACCTACCCAAGGTTGATTACGGGCTTCAAAGTATATGTTCTTTGCGAGACATTCTAGATCTTCTAATCTATTATCTGCCGAAGCACTTTGGCCTATAACCATAGCTAATGCTATTGTAATTTTCTTCGAAATACCCATCCACGATCCTGTAAGTATTTAGCCTGCTTTACACAAGCGTTATAAGATCTATCAGGGAAGTGTTCCTGAAGTTCTCTCTCATTAGAAAAATAATACACCTTTCGAAGCAGTTCTCTCTCATTACGAGACCATGGACGTTTAGTGTATACTTTCATAATCTTCCTTTCACAACTTATAGATATTATAGTTGAAAAGACATCGAAAGTCAAGAGTTATTTTTAGCAGTTCACTTATAGATATTAAAAAATATTTCTTGACATTTGTGTTTGGTTGGATTATAATATACCTTAATTCATGCAGCCTTGCATCAGCAAGTTGAGTATTTTATGATCGACCCAGTATTTATAGCAATAGCGCTCTTTTGCGTAGGCGGAGCGGCATATACAAGTTGGAAATCAGGACATGCCGCAGGTATACAACACACCCTTGCCTATTTGGAATCAGAAGGCATAATTGAGTTCGACCCAGAGGAACCTTAGTCATGTGGCAATTTTTCGCAATGTTAGCATTAGTTCTTGGAGGAGCATCTTACTTCTTCTGGGATCAGAATATCCAGTTACAAAAGAATATAGCAGCACAACAGATTGCTATTGAAGAGCAGAAAGCTGCGTTCGAAACCCTGCAAAAAGAAAGTAAAAAACAGCAACAAGCTATGGCAGTACTGAATAGTAGATCTAAATCTATTCAGAACGAAATGAATCAATACATGGATATATTTAAAAGACACAAGCTACCTAAACTCGCAGCCGCGAAACCTGGTATGATAGAGAAAAGAGCAAATGATGCAACTAAAGCAATATTCGATACTATCGAAGCTGACTCTCGTGACATTGACATTCTCGATGACGGCGTGCAGCTCACTGGGGGCAAATTGGCCTCTCCAGTGGAAGAAGCCGCCCCCGGAGATAATAACAGTAGTAAAACCAGTACCGGTGGAGATACCGCAGCCGATTCTGCCACGGGAACTTAATTTAAAAGAACCATACTGGTACGTAGTATCTAATAAAAATATTGATGAATTCCTGAAGAAAATGGAAAAGACAAACGGCGGTCAAGTCGTTTTCTTTGCTATGTCTGTAGATGATTATGAGGTTATGTCAGGAAATATGCAAGAATTGCGTCGTTACATACGAGAACTCAAAGAAGTAGTAGTTTATTATAGAACAGTAACAGCAGTGGAGTCAAATGAAACAGAGGACTAAGAGAAAGGTCCTAGCAGGGCTAGAGGAACCATATATGAACAGAGAAGCAGTATTTGAACAACTAAAGATTGATGAAGGAGTAGTGTATGAAATCTACAATGATCACCTCGGGTATCCTACCTTTGGAGTCGGTCATCTTGTCCTCGACAGTGACCCGGAATTCGGAGAACCAGTTGGTACAAAGGTTAGTGAAGAAAGAGTTAGGAGCTGTTTCGACAGTGACCTTGAAACTGCCGTTGGAGAGTGCAATGCTCTATACGGCGAGAGGGAGTTTGGAGAGTTTCCAGACGAGGTCCAGCAAATCCTGGTTAATATGATGTTTAATATGGGCAGAACTCGTCTTAGTAAGTTTAAAAACTTTACAGCGGCATTACAGGAAGGAGATTGGAAACGTGCTGCAGTGGAGGGACGAGATTCCCGATGGCATAAGCAAGTAACGAACCGCGCCGAACGACTCATGTCAAGAATGGAAAGTGTTACGAGTTAACTTGTAAATATTTCTTGACTTAATTTACTTAAACAGGTATAATATGTCTTATGAATATCTTTATACTTGATGAAAATGTAGATGTGTGTGCAGAGTACCATATTGATGCCCACTCGGGTAAAATGCAGCTCGAAGCTGCCCAAATGCTTTGCACTAATCATTGGATAGACAAATACTTAGGATATATTCCACGAAAGCTAACTAGCGAGGAGTGGGCAGTACTAAAAGAAGCTAAGAAAAACCCAGTACGGGATTTCCCTTATCTTCCAACTATGTACAATCACCCATGTACCATATGGGCGAGAGAAACACAAGAGAATTATGAGTGGCTATTCTGCTATGCTCATGCACTAAATCTAGAACATATATACCGAGGAGGAGCTGACCATAAGTCCTTTTCTGAGGTTATAAATAAATTGCCTGATATGGAGAATCTTCCTAGTAATGGATTGACTCCTTTTGCCCAGGCAATGCCAGACGAGTTAAAAAGTGATAATGCAATCGAGTCCTATCGTATGTTTTATATGAAGGATAAAGCAGCTATTGGTAAGGGTGCAAACTGGAAAGTACGCGGAAAGCCTTACTGGTGGGATGAAAATATTGCAGACTATGAGCACAGGATATCAGGACAGAAATGAAGAAGAATATAGTTGATTGGGCAGGAGAAGCCAGAGGTAACTCAGACGTAATGTTCACAAGACTCTCTATTTTAGAAAGATCTTATATACAAGATCTGGAGGATAAAGTAGATATCTGGAACTCTACAATGATGAAAACAATACTGGAAAGAATGGATATCGAAGACTGTGTAATGGCTCTAGTATATGAATGTGCCAAAAAAGATTGTAGACTGACAGATATCATAGAAAGAGTTTTACTCAGTAAAAAAGAACAATATAGTAAGGATTAGTAAATGACACCAACCGTAAGATTAATAGGATTAACTTCCCCGAGTGCAGTTACAGACTGTCATAGTGCAGGCGATCTAATCGCTTATGCTGCGCGAGTAAGTAATCCAGCAAACCAGAATAACACAAAAACATCTAAAAAATTATTAAAGTACTTAATCAAAGAGCAGCATTGGTCTCCCTTTGAGATGGTATCTGTAACGATGGAAATTACTACGACGAGAGACATTTCCCGACAGATTCTTCGACATCGTTCATTCTCGTTCCAAGAGTTCTCACAGCGATATGCTGTAAGTGAATCTTTTAGCACAAAACGAGAAGCTCGTAAGCAACATCCTAAGAATCGCCAGCTAAGTGAAATAGATCCAGATGTATCTAAGCAAGCAAAAGCACAGGAAGTGTTCAACGAGATGCAGGCAGAAGTAGCACGAGTAGCTAAAGATCATTATGAAATGGCACTGAATAGTGGTATTGCGAAAGAGCAAGCACGTGCGCTCCTGCCCGAAGGACTTACAGAAACTACTCTGTATATGGCAGGAACTTTACGAAGCTGGATTCACTACTGTGATTTGCGACGAGGACATGGAACCCAGAAAGAGCATATTGAAGTAGCAGATCTATGCTGGGAGATTTTAAGAACGCACTTTGCAGATATTTGTGATGCAGTAGAGGAAATGGCGAGTGAGTGAGGGAAAGAAGTACGACGGAGAGAAACCTAAAATGTACTTACTTCCTCCAAAATCAATGGTTGAAGTATCAAAAGTATTAACATTTGGAGCAGAGAAATATGGCCCTAAAAATTGGAGAGAACTGGAAGACTTACAAAACCGTTATAGTAGTGCTGCTTTGCGGCATATTTTTGCTCATCTCGACGACAGCGAATTAGATGAAGACAGCGGTTTATCGCACTTAGCACATGCTATTTGTTGTTTACTATTTAAATTGGAGATTGAATTAGAAAATGCCAGCAAAGAGAATCAAAAAGAGAGATCACGAAAATCTAACGTCGGAGAATATTCGACGAGTTATAAGCTTGCTCGACGACTCCGCGAATCAGAAGCCTATAACAAAGAAAGTGGCTTGCGAGATGCTGAATATAAGTTACAATACGAGCCGCCTAGATTCGATTCTGTCGGACTTTCTGGAGAGACAGGAATACGTACAGAAAAGAAAAAGCCAAAATCGTGGAAAGTCAGCGAGTACGACTGAGATACAAGAGGCAGTAACAGATTATCTCAAAGGTGAGAACGTAACAGGTATAGCACAGTATCTTTATCGTTCTCCTTCCTTTGTAAAAAATATATTAGACAGAGTAGGAGTTCCGCAACGTCCTCCTTCGGCAGAGGATAGAAAGCTGCCTGCGTTTCTACCAGAGAACTGTGTAGCAGAAGAGTTTGAGCCTGGAGAGATAGTTTGGTCCGCAGCGTACCATGCTCCCGCAATGGTAGATAGAAAGATAGAAGGAGATTATCAAGCTAAGTATGGTAGTGACGCGTATCAAATCTATATCTTCGAGAAAGACGGGGATGACTCTGACTATTTTGTAAAAGCAGGAATTGGGGGATTCTATGCTGCAAGTTGTGCATATGATTTAGGAAAGCTTAGTCATTTGACAGAGCTAGGTATCGATCTTAAAAAGCAAGTAAGCTAAGACCTTCGGGTAGAGAAATAAAATGGGGAATGAAGCAGCTTTTATATCTGCTCTACGAGCCGGTATAGTAAGTATAACTTTTAAAAGTTTAAATTCAGGTAGTGAAATAACGGACAAGTTTACTCTACGAGGAGTTCCCTTACCAACACCTAATCCAGGCAGTGAGAAGATAGTTTTATTACGAACTTCTACGGCTCTGTATGAGGACATTCAGAAAGACAGTATTATATCATGGCAGGCATCGGATGGGAAACAGTAGAGTTAAAAGAGAAACAGCAGAGTTGGTGGATATTCCGCCAATTACTTGGTATGTAAAAGAAGTAGCTTGGTTACTCGATCAAGTCACTTTTATAAAAAATTATGAGCGTATACCTTTAAATGAGAGTCTTGTAGAAAGTATCAAGAGAGACGGTATTATTTCTCCGATTCTTGTAATGCCAAGTTGGTATCCTATAGCAGGAAGTCAAAGATTACGGGCCTGTAAGCATGTGCTTTCTACCGAGCCCGATCATAAACTTTTAAGCCAACAAATTAGGGTAGCTCGATTTGATAAAGAGTGGTGGAACTGTTTTTATTTATGGCCTAATAAAGAGGACAGAGATAAAGCAGTGCAGTTATACTTTCAGACAGTAGAGATTGCTTGGAAGAGTATTCATTATATACATGAAAAAGATTTTAGTGGTAAAGAAATGGTTAAGTTTGAGGAGGAAGGAAATGAACTTAAATGGAAAGACAGAGATAAAAATGTGGAAACACTTCTGCACGGTTAATAAAGAAATCCTGGGAGTAGAAAGTGGATCTCCTTGTAACTGGTGCGATGCTGAGGAAGAAGTAGAAATGTTATACCAGGGCTTGTACTGGTGTTACCCTCTGCAAGAGTATAAGAGATGGCCGGAATATATGGAATATTATTACTGGCTTGACAAAAAAAGTTCTTGACTTCAATGTCAAATTCACTTATAATATGTTTTTATAAAGTTAAGGAAACCAATGGGCGACCGATTTTATATGCAACAACTCGAACGCCTGGGCACTTGTCCAGGGTATAAAGGCAAACCAAAAAGGAACAGAAAAATGGCGTGGGACGACGACAAAAAAGCAGCAGTTATCGAAGCATACGAGAACGCTGAGCCAACCCCCGAGACTTCAATGGAAATCGTAAAAGATATTGCTGATGAATTTAATGAATCACCGAATGGTGTTCGTATGGTTCTTAGCAAAGCTGGAGTCTACATCAAGAAAACTCCTTCGGCTTCTGGCGGTGCAAAAGCATCCGGTGGTGGCGGTACGCGAGTATCTAAAGCAGCAGCACAAGAGTCACTCATCGCAGCTTTGACCGATGCAGGTCAAGAAGTTGACGAAGACGTAGTATCAAAGATGACTGGTAAAGCAGCACAGTACTTTGCTGGAGTGATTGCAGCCCTCAACTAATTTCCGCTCTCCATGTAGTTAGTGCAGCAAAAGATTTTGCTAACCTACTAAGAAGGAGATTTTGTGAAAAAAGAGGAACTAGCATCATTAGTAACGGAGTATGGTGATGCTATAATCACATATCGAAGTGAAAATTCCAGAAAACTAAAGTATAATGTCTGTACCCTAGACTTTACTACACCCTATGTGGCAGGGAAGAAAAACCGGGCAAAGGAGTCTGATAGGACTCTTTTGCTCTTTTGTTGGGATACAGATTCATATAGACTTCTCAAACCAGAGAACGTCACCAGTGTAGTACCCCTCTCTTCTATTCTTAGAAACGAGGTGTAATATGGAACTTCATGAAGCACCGGCATTATATGAAAAGATTATACATTACAACGAGGATAAAGAGTTACAGGTACGTCTTACAATTAATACTTTTCGAGGTATTGAGTATTTACATGTGAGAAAGTATTACCTTGACTTCACCGAAGAATGGAAGCCTTCCCCAGAAGGTGTAGCAATGGAGTTAGATTTCAATAACTCCAGAGAACTATTCTCAGGACTCCTAGAGATATTATCCCTGGCAGAATCCAAAGAGATCATAGAAGAACATTTTAAAGATTATATTGACGAGATCTATAAATAATTCTTGACTTTCTCTGGTGTTGTCTGTATAATATACAATATTCCAGTGAGAGTTTTATGAAAGATTTTTTAGATAAAGCAAGTAAAAGTTATTACGAAGGTACTCCTATTATCTCAGACGCAGAGTTTGATTCTCTAGCAGATAGATTCGGGTATAATAAAGTAGGCTATACCATAACTGATGGTATTCCTCACCTTTTTAAGATGTACTCTTTACAGAAAGTTTTTTCAGAGGCAGACTTACCTTCAGATATTGATAAGTATGTTTGCACACCCAAACTGGATGGAGCCGCAGTATCTATTCTATATGTGAATGGTATACTCGCTCTGGGCCTCACAAGAGGTGATGGTAACATTGGACGAGACATAACGAAAAAAGTAGAAGCCTTAGTGCCTAATACTATTCCGTTAAATGAAGTCATCCAAGTTACTGGAGAAGTAGTTGCTCCAAAAACTATTCCTAATGCTAGAAACTATGCATCTGGTGCATTGAATCTAAAAAGTATGGAAGAGTTTGAGCAACGAGATCTCACATTTGTAGCTTACGACATAAACCATACAGTGTACGAAAGGGGACGATTATATGAAGAACAGACTTTATCTATACTTAGGGACTTCGGTTTTTCTGAAGTTAGTACGTTCGATTTTAGTAATTATCCTACTGATGGTAGTGTTTACAGGCTAAACAGCTGCGACCGCTTTGATGCAATGGGATTTACTTCTCATCATCCTCGCGGAGCAGTTGCTCTTAAAGAAGAGAAAGATGGTAAAGTTACTACTCTTATAGATGTAGTATGGCAGGTGGGCAAAAGCGGGGTTGTCAGCCCCGTGGCTCTGCTTGATCCTATCGATATTGATGGAGCCATCGTTTCTCGCGCTACTCTACATAATATAGAGTACATCCGCAGTCTTGACTTAGAAATAGGCTGTAAAGTTGAGGTTATTCGTAGTGGTGAGATCATACCTCGGATTTTACGACGTGTGGATTAAGTGCACCATCGAAAAAATAGTTCTTGACAGAAATCTTAAAATCTCGTATAATATATTCTCAATTTCAAGGAGAGCCCTTTAGTGCAAACTATTCAAGCCCCAACCAACTGCCCTAGTTGTAGTTCGTTACTTGAGTGGTCAAACGATCTACTGTACTGTAGAAGTCCTCTATGTTCTGCTCAGAAGCAAAAGAAGGTTGAACACTTTGCTAAGACCCTTAAAATTAAAGGTCTTGGTCCTAGTGCTATCACCAAGCTTGGCTTAGTGGACATAGATCAAATCTACACGCTCAGTCAGGACGAAATCACTGAAGGGCTATCTTCTGAGAAGTTGGCAGAAAAACTATATGCGGAGATCAAAAACTCAGAAGCAGCCCCGTTGAACACGGTACTAGCAGCTTTTAGTATACCTTTGATCGGGAAGACTGCGAGTGACAAACTCTCTAAAGTAATTAGAAATATCAATGAGATAAATGAGAGTAGTTGTAAGGAAGCAGGGCTCGGTCCTAAGGCAACTCAAAATCTACTTGAGTGGCTACAAAAAGACTTCTACAGTTTTTATGATGGGTATTTACCTTTTACTTACGAGTTCGAAGCTCCTGTTCAAGAGGAACAGATAGGCACTGTCTGCATTAGTGGTAAACTTAAAAGTTTTAAAACTAAAGCACTGGCAGCAGAAGCCCTAGAACGTAATGGATACGTTGTGAAATCGAGCTTGACCAAGGATGTTACAATACTTATAAATGAAAGTGGCATAGAATCCGCTAAAACAACCCAAGCCAGAAAAGCTGGCGTAACAATTATTGAAAATCTATTAGATTTAATCGGAGAATAATATGGCATTGCCAAAATGGACAGACGAACGCACTGAAGAGTTGACAAACTTTGTAGGTGACGAATCCCCAATCTCTCAAGCGACTGTAGCAGACGCAGCAGCTCAGCTTGAAACTTCTACTCGATCAGTTTCTAGTAAACTGCGAAAGATGGGTTTTGACGTAGAGCTTGCTTCTGCATCTTCTGCTCGAACCTTCTCTCCTGACCAGGAAGCTACTTTGGCTTCTTTCGTACAGGATAACAGCGGTGAGTATACTTATGCTCAAATCGCTGACCACTTTGACGGCGGAGCTTTCTCTGCTAAGTCAATCCAAGGTAAGATCTTGTCAATGGAACTTACCGATCACGTCAAGCCTGCTCCTAAAGTAGAGACTGTACGTACTTATTCCGTCGAAGAAGAGGAAACTTTTGTTCAGATGGTTAACGACGGTGCTTTCGTAGAAGCAATCGCTGACGCTCTTGATCGAAGCGTAAACTCAGTACGTGGTAAGGCTTTGAGCCTCCTTCGTTCTGGTGATATTGACGCTATTCCACGTCAAGAGCACACCAAAGGTGCTGCGAAGGAAGATCCTTTAGCAGACCTAGGCGACATCGAAGGTATGACCGTCGATGCAATCGCCGAAGCCATTGGCAAAACTGCTCGTGGTGTTAAAACTATGTTGACTCGTCGTGGTTTGGTTGCGGCCGACTATGATGGTGCAGCAAAGAAAGAAAAAGCCGCAGGCTAATAAATTAGCGGCCCTTCGGGGTCGCTTTATCTTCGGGGGAAGTTTTGAATATTGCGAGTGCTTTAATCAAGCAAGTTCTTGTGCTACAGGATTTTGAAACCTGGAGTTGCGTTCGCAAGGACTATCTGCCTAGTGAGTTTCATACACTCTTTGGAGTGATTGATAAGCACGCAGATAAGTTCCATAAACTTCCTACACTCGAAGATCTCAAGTTTGAGGTACGAGATCCTGGAACTCTAGAAAAGGTTTATGCCCTTCAGGGTATCGAGGTAGATGTAGATGCTTTTAGCCTTCTACAGTATCTTAAAAATGAGTACACTCAAAAGGAGATTCTCAACTCCCTAGAGTCTTATGTGGATAATTCCGTAGCTTTTGAAGATGCGGAAGAGTCAGTAACACATTTACATCAGATAGTTTTGGACATTGAGAAAAAAGTAGATCTAGAACTTCCTCAAGAGAGTATGCAGCGCATCACTCTCTTTGAGTCTGATGATGATATTGCCAAGTACTTACCGCTGGGTTTGAATACCGAGTACGACTACGACATACAGTTCTCTCCAAGAGACTTAGTATTGATCGGAGGTCGGCGCGGGGCTGGAAAGTCAATGACTTGTGCAAATATCGCTCACAATGTCTTTGAGCAAGGTAGGTCGGCTATGTATTTCACTATTGAGATGGATAGTCGGTCTATTCTTCAAAGAGTTTGTTCTATTGCAACTGGTATCCCTCACGCTCGTATTCGTACCAAAAATCTTGGTGTGACTGAGTGGGAGAAAGTTGCAGGTTGGTGGGCTAACCGATTTCAGGAAGGCCAGAAAAAATTACAAGAATATAAACAACACCGAGATTTTGACGAGTTCCATCACAGTCTGACTACCTCTTGCGAGCTTCTCCCGACTCAGCAAGTGGATGTCGTCTATGATCCAGCTCTGAATCTCGCAAAGATTAAAGCAGAGATGGATAAGAAGGTGCGATCTTTAAATGTCGGTGTTGTTCTTGTAGATTATATTAACCAAGTCAAGAGATCTGCTGTTCCCAATCGAGCGGGACAGTATGATTGGACAGAACAAATTGAAGTGAGCAAAGCCCTCAAAAGTATGGCACAAGAATATGACTGTACTGTTATATCGCCATATCAAACCGACGCGAGCGGTGAAGCGCGCTTTGCCAAAGGTATACTAGATGCTGCTGATGCAGCTTATGCTCTTGAAACTTATGATCAAGAGGATGCTTGTATAACCTTTAACTGTGTAAAGATGCGTTCTGCCGCTCAGCGTTCCTTCACTTCTACTATGAACTGGGAAACCCAAAAGATTGGACCAGATAGTGCGCTGTCTCCACAAGAGCGAGAAGACTCTTCAATGAAGACTGGCGAAGATATTGATGACGTTGCTTAAAAATATTTCTTGACATTAGTTGCTGAATCCTGTATAATATATTTTCATATTTAGGAGAGTTCTAATGATTGTTCAAGGAAGTATTAGTCATACCTACTCTGGAAGGAGACGCAAGAAAGTTTCAAGAGTAAGAAAAGCAAAGAAACCTTTTATACCGCTGGAAGCATCAAAACCCGCGCCTTGGACTCTTAGAGATAAAGTGTATCCATCTGCACCTCTTACAAAGCCCAGAGCACCTAAAGTCGATAATTCGTATAAGAAAGAAATTAGTAAGAATTATACTGTTGCCATTGCCTTTAACAAAGGAGCGTATCAGGTTATACCTAACCAAGATATTGAGCACATAGGTAAGTAATGCATAGACATACTCTATTAGCACAGCGACAAAGACTAATGCGACAACAGAGTCGCAGACGACAACAAATACAATCACAAGCACGCAGGTTATCATTCAATGAACGTGGAAGAGTTATTGATTCAGAAGGGGATACAGTATATCCCGAAGGGGAAGGACTACGTAGTACGTTGTCTAAATCCTGAGCATGATGATAGTAATCCAAGTATGCGAATCGACCAGATCGATGGTCGGTTCAACTGCTTTTCGTGTGAATTTAAAGGTAATCTGTTCTCTTTTTACGGCGAACAAGTTTCAGGCCTACAGTTAAAGCGCGACATTTTAACTAAGAAAATACAAGAAAAACGCGCAGAAAACGTAGGCCTGAACTTTCCTAAGGATTATATGCCTTACGTTGGTAATTGGAGAAATATATCCCCACAGACTTACAAAACCTTTGAAGCGTTTGAGCACGTAGGTAAAGACTATGTGAGTCGTATTAATTTCCCTATAAGAGATATTTCTGGAAAGATAGTAGCTTTTCAAGGACGACACACATCTGGAGGTACTCCAAAGTATAAGTTCACTCCTCCTGGAGCAAAGCTGCCTCTCTTTCCACAGGTATTTCCTCGCTTAGGCGAGATCATTCTTGTAGAAGGTATTTATGATGTAATAAATCTACATGATAAAGGACTTACAAATGTTGTTTGTTGCTTTGGTACAAACAATATAAATGAAGATAAACTGCTTATGCTGTCTATGAAAGGCGCTACAAAGATAGGTATATTCTTTGATGGTGACGAAGCAGGACAGAAAGCAGCAGAAAATGTTAAAGTAATGTGCGAGAAAATTGGTCTCTTTACCAGAAATATCCATATGAAAGAATTGGATCCTGGTGCACTTACTGAAACTCAAGTTAAAAAACTGGAGAAAAGATTATATGCCTAAAGTTGCATTAGTAGAAACTAAACCGAGTAGAACAGATTTTAGAAGTGAGTTTGACGGAGCTTTTGATTTTGATCAGTTCCAGCTCTGTTCAGATCCAAGTATTAAAAAAGTATTAAAACGAGACTGTGATATTGAAATGAATCCAGATAACTACGAGTGGGTAGTTCTGGTAGGTAGTGATGCATTAAAGTTTTTTACAAAAATTAATTCTGTCACAGAATATTCTGGTAAGAAGGTAGAAGATAAATTCTTGCCTGTTATTAATCCAGCTATGTTAAAGTTTAAGCCAGAGGCTCGTAAGACGTGGGAATCGTCTAAAGAAAATATTATTAAGTACATTAATGGTGAGATTGAAGATGTCATCATTGATGAAAGTATTGCTCGTGGTATCGATGATGCCGACGAAGCAAAAACGTGGATACAGGAAGCTCTAGACTCTGATAGTGCGTATATCGCTCTCGACTCAGAGACTACTGGTCTGTACCCTCGTAATGGACATATGATAGGTATATCTATGTCCTATAATGGGGAAAGTGGAGTATACATCAATACTGAGTGCTTTGACGAAGAGATCGAAGATATGCTTCGTCGATTATTCCTTAGTAGGAAAGTAATATTTCACAATGCAAAGTTCGATATGGCATTCTTTGAGTATCATTTCAACTTTGAGTTCCCTGACTTTGAAGACACAATGTTGCTCCATTACCTCATAGACGAGAACCCAGGAGGGCACGGTCTAAAGCAACTATCTTTGAAGTTTACTCCTTTTGGTGATTATGAAAAACCAATGTATGATTGGATTGATCAGCATAAAAGAGCAAATGGTCTCAATGCAGGAAGCTTTACTTGGGATATGATTCCCTTTGAAGTTATGAAAACATATGCAGCTATGGATGCTGTATGTACTTTCCTTTTGTATGAAAAGTTTGTGAAAATCAAGAAGAATCCTAAACTCTGCTGGGTTTATGATAATATCTTGATACCTGGCTGTAGGTTTTTGATGGAAACTCAAGACAACGGTGTACCGTTTGATCGGACTCGTTTATTAGTTTCTCAAGAACTGATGCAGGATAATATAGACGAAGCTATTCAGGAACTGTATAATTTTAAGGAGGTGAAAAAATTTGAGGAATATCAGGGTAAGGATTTTA